TACAGGCCGCCATCACGGAGGCTGATGCAGTAGATCGAAGCAGTTGCAGGAGCGCCGCCGCCTGCGCCAACTTCCGTAAACGGAAGCATGTCAGGAGAGTCGTCAGGCTCGTAACCAAACAAGATCGGCAAGCCCTTATAGCGCATAACGCGACGTCCCAACGGATCTGCCATATCGTAAGTCACCGTATTATTGGTGAGCTGCGGATCGCGCGCAGAAGCGTCAAGATAAGGCATAAGGCCGCGAGGCATTAGCCAATGGGTTGGCTTGTTCACTAACCAGTAAAGGATATCCAGGTTAGCAAGCGAAAGCGGAGCACCGCCAGCAGCAGTCGAATTGTTATACAGATTGCCGCCCGTGCCAGCGTTTGTAGCAAGGTTGTTGCAGCGTGACTGAATACCATTCGGAGCCGTTGGATTCAGATCGTTGTCAGATTTAATAAAATTCTGAGTAAACATCTGCGCAAGCGCAGTTGTCTTCAACTTAATCTGGCGAGCTTCGTGCTCAGGACCAAGACGATCCATGATTGCGCGGTCGACTTTAACATATTCGTCGACGAAGAACGTGTCTTCTTCACGAAGGTTAAAGTGACCTGTGGCTTCGCCGCCCGCTGTGTTCAAACCACGGAAGCCAACCTGTGGCACTGTGGCAATATCCATATAAGCGCGCTTACCATTCATTGCGGGGAGAAATGGCATTGACGCCATTAGGTCGCTCTCCGCAGCCATGTTCTCTACAAAGATACGAGTTGGACTATCTTGATCCATCGTCTTTGCATATTCAAGGAGTGTAATCGGAGCCGATACACTCGAATAAACTGTTGCCATCTCATTTACCTCATTTAGCTAGCGCGGCGATCCATTTGGGACCTGGCGTTCCAACGTTGTTCGAACGTCATTTTGTCCCATCCCTCGATCTCGCCGCCGCCAGCTTGATCGCGTCCCAAACCGTTGAACGAAGTAACGCCTTGGTTTGAGAGAGAACGCTGCATTTTCTCCATCGCTTTCACGATGTCGGGCGTGAAAAGCGTTTGAGAAAGTTGTGCTCCTACCTGGTCGCCAAAGGAGGAACGGAACCACTTTTGAAGATTGTCGATGCGAGCTGCACCGTTGTCGCCAAGCTGCTTGAACATTTCAGCGCGTTCAGCTTCGGCTTTCGCTAAGAAAGATTTGTTTGCTTCGATTGAACGCTCAACAAACTTAGTGGCGATCTCGCCATACTCTTTTTTGGTCATTCCCTTTTCGTAGGAAATTTCCTGCAAAAGACCCCACATCGGATGATCGGGATCTAAGTTAAAACCCTCAGGAACCTTTGCTCCTTCTGGTAAAATTCCATAGTCTTTTGCGCTCGCAGGCATTTCAGATTTGCGCGCCTGCGCTTGCTCATCTACGGACTTTTTAAATTCGGAAAGTTCTTTGAACTTTGCGCCGAGCTCGTCTAATTTTACGCCGCGATTGGGATCGTAATATTCATCCGAAATCCATGAAGGACGCGGAGGCGCTTCACTTTGCGTCGGGGAGACGGCGGGCGATTGTTCGCTGCCCAGTTGTAACGCTGTTTGGGCGGGCTCTACTGAGTTCGAGGGCGTCTGGTTTTCTATCATGCGGTGACTCACGCAACTCCATCACATCGATTAAATCGCGTGCGAGACTGCGCTGACCCTCACTTCTATTCACCGCACCGAGATCCGAGCCGTGAACAGAAACGTGTTGGAGCACCCTTAGAAGGTATTGTGCGAGGCATTGAGCATCGGAGTGAAGGCCAAGTCTTTTGAGACCTTCTCTCTCCTCGTCACTTGGAAAGATCATATGTTACCTTTGATTTGATATTGCGGAATTGGCGCTTGCGTCGGACCTGCCGTTTCGCCCGGCATTGGCTGACCTTGCGCCATGGCTGGCGCGCCTGCCTGAGTGCCATTCTGCAATTGCTGAATCTGAGCGACGGCACCGGCGATCTTCGCAGGATCTCTTCGCGCCCACATAGAATTGACGCCCATTTTGTTCGCGACATTCTGTAACGTCTTTGTTCCGTCGGTCGCCATCTTCCATTCTTCTGGAAAAGCAGACGCGCCAATTTGAACAAAGCGTGAGAAGAGAGCGACTTCTTCTTGCTCGGCCGAACGTTGAGCTGGGTTGTAAGGCATCATCGCAACAGGGCGCTTTCCGCCACCGCGCGCAGGAACCATGATCTTTTCAACCTGCCCGGCCTTTTCAAGCAGATACAAGTATCTCTTAAAGACCCCAGCGCAGAACTCTTCCCAAAAGACTAGACCCGGCGTTCCGATGCGTCTCTGCGCCAATGTCATTTCATCTAACCACTGTGTCGCAGTTGGCGGAGTCTTACCGTCTTGCTGAGGCCAGTCTAGAAAGAACAACCTCTTTATTCGCGTCTCATAATCTTGCGTAACGTAAATCGCAGGATCGATAGACGGAGGGTTGTAAAGATTTTTAATCGCCCCCTCTTCGCCAGGACGGATCGCGTAAGCCATGCCGCTTTCAATACCGTCAGAGATATTGGCGAAAGAACTATCCGGGAAACTAATCGGAGGAGCTAAGGCGAGATCGACATTGCGCACTTTCATTTGCGCCAGCTCGTCGACAACGCGCAGGTCCGGCAATGCCTGGATCAAAGGCCCAACACCCCAGGCCCAATCAGGCGTAGCGTTAAAGCGCGCGACAATAAACGGACATGACCCAGCGCCCCTTAAAACCGCCTCATGCGCTAGGTATCCGTCAACCGTAATACAATGCTGCCACTTCTCTTCGCCTGGATCGTCTAGGATTTTCCAAAACGACCAAACGACAACGACATTCTTCTTGTCGTCCCTGTTACCTTTTTCAACAACAGGCCTTGGAATCTCAATATCAGGAAGGACGGATTTTAAATATCGGTAACGCGTATGGCGAACAACAAAACGATCATCGATCGATCCATCAGCGCCGATATTAATTTCCATTTCACGGATAGGAACACACTGGACCTTCGGAGGCTCCCAGCTTTTTTCTTGCTCTATCCAAAGACCCACAGTTCCCAAAGCAAGATCGGGATTAAATGCCTTACCGCACTCAGCATAAAGATTACTAGAAAGAATAGACTTAAATACCGTAGCATCTGCATGGGCCGCCATGATCTCAACTTCCTGAACCATTTCAGGAGGAACGATCGAGCTTGCGCGCCTCACGAGCCACTGAGCGTTTTGCGGGAAAAACGTATTAATAATAACCGTTGGAAAATCACCGCAAAGCTCAAAGCCAAACGAAGTGTTTACCTGAGGCGTCTGATAAATCTTCCCCATTGGCTTGGGGGATGTAGAGTTTACCGTGATAGATCTATGCGGAGCGGCGAACACATAGCCCTCGCGCATATCATATTCAAAAGGAGCTTTCTGACGCCTGGCATCCGCCAAGCGCCACTTAACCATCGCTTCGAGATAAGCTCTCCGCGATCCATAATTATCAGTGCTCTCTTCCTCTTTATTATCTCGCGCCATTAGGCAGCACCGCCCGCGGCGGTCCCGCCTAGAGCGCCAGAGCTAAGAGCTGATTGAAGAGGAAGCGTCATCTGCGACGGAATAGAAGCCGTCGCCATCGTTCCAAGATTGCCGCCGCCAAGCGTCATGTTAGCGGGCGCAAACTGGCGCAACATATTCCAAGTGCCAGATGAAACGTCAGACTGAACCTGAGCAACCTGCTTCTGAACTGATGCCTGCTGCTGGGCTGTTAATTGCTGCTGTTGACGAGCTTGCTCTTGCGCCGCTTGATCGGCCTGGGCCTTCTGCATTGCCTGAGCTTGGGCCTGCTGCTGAGCCATCATGGCTTGCATTTGGCTTTGTTGCTGCATCATCATCATCATCATCATCATGGCGCCCATGCCGCCATCGCCGCCACCGCCTCCGCCCATGCGAAATCTCCCAACCTGAAAACTCAGGATGGAGACTGGCCTCATCGGGCCTAGCGATCACCGCACCGCCTATGACTTGATGTGTTCCGCGCCCTCTTCGAGTAAGCGCCAATAGAGTTGATCTGGCGTAACAATCCACCAACGATTGAAGCCAAGCGCGTGCTTGACAAAACTCACGCAGGTAGAGATTCCTCGAAAGCAAAAGTCTCTATTTTTCACCGGCATACGCACGATCGCACATGAATTTAATTTCTTAGCTAATGGTTCCAGTGCCTCTTCGGCGCCAGGAAATGTAAAGCAATGAACACCCTTGAAATCATAATCTAAATAAATCCAGGTATTTGTGTGCGGCATATACCGACATAATGCGACATGCTTAAACTCGCCTGGGACCATCTTGCCATACCAGGTGTAAGTGTCTCGATAGAAAGCAATCAACCAATCATTCGTATCATGCGTCATGGCCTAAGCCTCCGCATGTCTTTCTGCTTTTGTTGAATACGCATGAAGCGAGGAACGTCTTGATAGGCCGGCCCAGACAGAACACGCCCATTGCCTAAGAACAAAACCATATATTGAAGGCAGTCAGCTATATCCGAATACTTATCTTTTTCAGGCGTCGGATCCTCGCCGATCATCAGTTTACGCATCTGATATTTGCCGCTCATGCCGGCAACCAATGTCGGGCAATTCAACGGATCGATCTGCAAGCGTGGACCACCATTGAACATTTCATTTAAGACTTGTTCAACCGCAGTAATTCTTGTTTGAATATGATTATTCTTAACCGGAGCAGGAGAAACGTGCATGCCATACTTAGAAAAAACATCATAAGCCGTGTTTTCATCAGCCTGCCCTCGATCTCTTCCCTTGGGATCACCAGTAAATCTTATCGCCGCGCCAGGATAATGTTGGTCTAATTGCCTCTTTAACGCCGGAGCAAAAGTCGCGGCGCCAACTCCATACATCCTAAACTCTCGCAGGATGTAGATACGGTTTCCAATCTCTTGACCAACAAGCGCGCTTGGACGCCTGCCGAAATCCAAAGAAACCACCAAAGGGTAAGCATTATTATAACTAAGGGGCCTCGGGCTAACATGTGTCTCCCTTCGAAACATCGGCCATACGGGATCGCCGTCAACAACAAACGTAATCCGATTCATTAATCGGCTATCAATCCATTGCTTCGACTTACCGCGCCGCTTCTCGTCATAGAAACCAGGCACAAGCCATTGAGCGTTTTCAGCGCCAGGATTCATCTGGTAATCAACAACCGTCTTTCCGTCAGGTCCAAAGATCTCGTTCAATGCGGGGGGTTGAACAAAATAGCTCCAATCCTTCGGCCAAAACGATCGATCTTCTTCTGGTATCTCGTCAGGATACGGAACTTCTTGCGTCATCTGAACAAGCCAATGATCTTCATTCGGCGCGTTCAAATCCGCCAGCACGCCAGACCAGCGCGAACCGCCATCCTTCTGCGCAGGATAACGACCCGTTCTTGACTCAGCTTCATCGAAAATAATCTTAGGAATATATTCGAGCTCGTTAATCCAAACGCCCGTCAACTCTAACGATCGCAGCTTAGCCACGTCCGCTTCATCGTCCAGAGCAAGAAAGATTACTTCACACTCAACATCAGCCCAGCGCATCATGTGCATCATGGGCTTACCCCAGTTCATCTTCCCGTAAAGATTCTCGCTCCACCAATCGAGCCAGGTCCTTACAGTCGTATTCCTCAGCGCCGGATAACTATTGCGGATGACCGCCCAACGTGACCGTCTAATCCCATCAAGAGGACTTTTGTTTTGTTCGGCCGCAAGCATCCCGATTTTAATACAAGACGCCGAACTCGTTCCAGAACCAATAGGACCACGTATGACACTGACATGAGCCCTATCGACAAGATAATCAGCGAGAACCTTACCTCCGGGCTCATAAATCTTTCGCCCATGTTCATCAATGTCTAATTGCGCCATTAAGCAACCAGTGCATTATTAAAGATGGATAGCTTCCCATCCATCCTTGTTGTTGTAACGATCGACCCGTCAGGAGCTTGCGCAACCCACTGCACGCTTACTGGACCAACGCCTAACGCCATCCAATAACGCGCGCCTGACGCCTTACCGCCATCCCAGCTTTGCGTATAAAGAAATTGCAGCACATCTTTATACACAGTGCCATCGCGCTGGGTAAAAGTATCAAGATGATCTTCCCACCAAATGTATTGCCAGCCCTGAGCCATACTTGGCGGCCAGGATTGAAACGGATCCATCTTTGGTGAGTTTTGATAATTGCCGCCAATGGTTGCAAACTCTCCCCAGCCTATCGGGGGAGACATAACAACCTTTTTATTCTTGGCAGGATAATCGTCCCGATATTCGGCTATGCCAAAACCAGGACGATATTGATAATACCAAACGTCATTCAAGACGCCTTTATCATCATAGTCGGAATACAACATGCTGTCTGAGCCGACATCATAACTAAACACTGATGTCATCTTAGGTAACGTCCCATCATCGACAGTGTAATCAAAACGGCGGAGTTCCGCCGTCTTGAATACAGGCCAATAAGCAGGAACGAAAACTAAGTCGCTCATACTTACCACTCGATAATCACAAATGCGTTGCCAGCAACAGCAACGCCAGTTTTACCGTTAGCTTCGCCGCCGCCAGTAGAGCCATAGCCATAGCCGCCATAGCCGCCCCAGAAACTAGGGCCAGCAAAAGAACCACCGCCAGCACCGCCAACAGTCTTATCGCCTTTGTAATTTTTTACGGAAAAGCCAGGAGCGCCATCGCCACCAAATACAAGATTAGGCGGGAGCATCTTGTCTAAATCAATACCGTTAGTCGCTGGTCGGCCACCAGCGCCGCCCTGAGAATATCCCTTATCAATTTGAGACTTCTCACGACCGCTTTCGCCCGAAGTGCCGCCAAAACAAAACAGATAAGCATTGCCTGGTTTGCCGCGCAGCGTGAAAGAAGAAGCGCCGCCGTTAGAGCCGCCTGTGCTGTTCCCACCAACGACAACATCAAAGACGGAACCATCATCAAACTTATAAGCATAAAAGATTGCTTCGGCATAAGCACCACCGCCGCCGCCTCCACCACCTGGGCCTGTGCTGGCATTTTCATTGCCCCAGCCACCAGCCCCGCCAGCGCCACATACGCTCACGCGAAAGTAATCAACACCTTCTGGTATCTGCCAAGTAAAGTTTTTAGGATAAGGATTATTATTATCAAACACCTTCTTATTTACAAAGGCGATGGCGTTAGTCGTGGAGATAACGCCATTCTGGTCAACAGATAATCCGCTGCCAACTTGAACAATGCCAGGGCTTGCCAACGTCGCAAGGCTTGGCGTGATAACACCGTCATTAACATCAATCGACGCGCCAGGCGTTACAAGCCCTCTAACACCCTTATCAGCCGTCTTAACGCTAATGACACCCTTTGTATCAACGTCAATGTTGCCGCCAACCTGAGCCACGCCCAGCTTGTCTTTGGTCGCATAGCCTATCGCATCTGCAATAGGGCCAAAGGATAAAGACACATCAGCGTTTTCAACCTGGGTTACAAAAGGCA